CTAGCAGAAAGGAGAATTACAAGATATCAATCAAAACATTAGTTTGAAATGTAATTCTCTAATCTCTTGTAGTCTTTGCTCTTGACCATTGCAGAGATTAAACACGACTTTGCCCACATTGCATCGAAGTAATCCATCCCTTTTAAGCTGCTCAAAAATTTCGACAGTGGGCTTGTGCCTCCACTATCATCGTATACCTGATGACCATATTTTGATGGCATCATTAAATACCAACATGACTTAGCTTTATCATACCTGAATGAATCAGACAAAGTAAAGTTGTCTCTGACAAACACTGACGTGTCTGTCCTGCTGCTAGAGACTCTTGAGGTTATTTCTTCTTCCTCTGAAGACATCGATTCAGATTCTAATTTTTCGTCTGTTTCAAACAATTCCTCATCAACCCCATCAACCCAATCTTCATCCAGAAACTCTGGGGCATCTATAGAATCAGGTTCTGGTGCAAATGCCACACTTGGTTCAAAGAAAAAACTTTGGAAAAGTTGCTCAGTCTCTTTGTAATCTCTGATCTTGAGTGATGACAGCTCTTGTGGAGTACCAAATGACATTCCTATGAATGTGATCTTATTTGTTCTAGTTTCCGGACTATCACAAATATATGATATCAGATGAGATCCTGATGACAATATCAAGCAGCCATTGACTGACTTGAGAGAAACATCACAAGTCTGGTCTGGAACTCTTATAACGAAAGTCTCATCTCCCTTGCCAATACGCCTACGCATAGTGTCTATAGAATCATCACAGTCAAAAAGAGTCAGATACACTTTCCATTCTGACTGAGATGTTTGAACTCTCACAACAGTATGATTTATGCTCGAATCTGGATTCCGAACACAATCGAACACTAACCCTTTCCCCACCGATGACTTCTTCTTGAAATGCTTTCTAGAAACACAATTGTTGCTCAATCTTGCTCTGAACAGTGGATTTTGCCTTCTAGTCATACCCTGACACCTAAACAATTCATGAAAAAATTGAATACATTTTTCCGTGGTTTTTGTCCATGTTCTTGTGTTCAATTCGGAAAGAAGCAGAGTTATGTCAACTCTAGAGTAAAATGATTCATTAATTTGATATATCATTTTGGGATTAGATATCTGAGAGTCTCTGAGAGGAGATGGGGAGCAACTGCAATGTCTTATGAGATTGTTTAACCCTCTATTGTACAAACCACTGTTAATTCTCACTTTCGCATCAGACATATTCTCTATGCAAACAAATTCTAGTCTTGACCCCTCCATAAAATTGGACATCAAAGTTTTCTCTATGATGGTTCTGTCCTGCTCCTCAACCAACCCGCATATCTGAAAGCACCTTCGAATAGTTGTCATCTTTTGTATCCTGCTCTTGAGAACCCTCTCAGACAGTATATATTGTAGAAGAGTGCCTTCATAGCTGCCACCAAGCTCCTTTGGTATCAAAAGAGAAAGAAGAGAGTTGATCAATTCTTCAGAGAGAACACCAGATGGATCTGTATCTATCATGTAATTCTCTGATCTAATGAATTTGTTTATTGATGTCACAGCGTACTTTCCCTTATTTTTGGGTTTTATCGACTTCATCACCATATCATGTTCTCCTGCAACTATTTCACAAGTCTCAGAATCAAACATTGGAGAATAATTCTCAAACTTAACTGTTCCGAGATAAACACAGGACTCTTCAATCTTAATCTCCACTTCATTAAAAGCCTTCCCGAATGACAAAATCTCAGATCTGGACAATTTCTCTTTCATTAGCAGCAACTTGTAAAAGTCATTGTTCACTTTGTACATAATTGCATCTTTAGGAGTTTGGGGAGCAACAAATTGCACAGCTATAGATTGATGGGAATCATCTGCTGATTCTCTCTGCATGCAAGACAAAAGGCTAGAGAGCATTGATCTTTTAAAACCAGGTGATATATAGGGTATGAGATAATACGATGGAACGCCGCTTAGAAATTCGTAAATTTTCCTTTTACTCTTGGGTATCCGAGACATCATGTTGATCATGCTACTTCGACTGAGAGCAGGAATCTTAATGGTTTCGTCTGAGTTTCCTTCTATCTCATCAAAAATGCCTGCATTTGAGGTGCACGACAACAATATTGAAACATCATGGTAAGAGAGACGTCCATTTTGGTCATAATTTTGTTTCAGAACACACAAGAGAGGCTCTGTTGAGTTTCTCAAAGGATCTATTCTAACCATTCCCCCCAGCTCAAGAGGTATTCTGAAGATGAGGCCTCTATTTTCTCTATAAAAGTTGATTCTACCTGATGATATCAGCTCGAGGTGAGTGTTTAAAATCTGAACCCACAATGACCCTATAACAGATCCTCCATTGCAAAGATATTCCACAGCCATATTTGAAGGCCTTAAGCTTGACTCATACCAATCATAAATACCAGAAGTCGAAATATAAGAAAGCCTACTCTTGACATCTGGATCAAATATACCTGTCTTTGTTCTGAATCTAGAATTGAATTCGCACAAGTGCTCTGAAAAATTGGATTTGTACATGTTTCGGGTTATTCCCATGGCTTTAGATACAAAGACGTGAAGAGACAAAGAAGATGAGCAGTGATTATAAACACCCTTGTCATCATCAGGCAGATAGAGTATCCTCAAGTAATCATCAGATGTATCGTATGAGACCACATCAATGTCAAGAATCTCTTTGTGATAAAACGATGACAAAAGTAAACAGTCATGTGCAAATAGAGATGAACAGTTTCCCAAAATGCCTTGAAACATGCCCTGAAAAGATATGAGGAACTGAGATTCATAGTTGATGCTGGGCAAGCTGTATTCATTCTTGATTGATTTGATCAAATCAACCACAGCTCGGACAGAATTAACTCCTCCTGTGTCTCCCATTTTCTTTGAGTAGAGGTAGAGGTTGTCTGGAATCTTGAAAACTTTCTTTGAGAACTGCTTGAACAATTCTCTGATTAGCTCTCTGTGATTTCCATTAACTCTAGATCCCAGACAGAGATACAAGACATAAGGTAACATGGATGGACCCCACTGGGAGCAGTCAGCTGAATCATAGACAATTCTTTTGTTCTTTTCAATTATCAGATTCTTGTGCCAGGATTGATCAACAACATCATCTTTATCATGCTCTTCAATAAGGTTGACATGGTCATCCATCAATCTCTCTTGTTTTCGACAGTATCTAGATATTTCTTCAATTGAAAAAGCGTTGAGTCTCAAAACAGGATTGGTCACAGCTATCTCTCTTGGACCTATCTGGTCTTTATGAACCATCTTGGCCACGCACATGTGTTTTTGTGTGTAACTGTTCACCACCATTGGGAGAAGACTAGTACTTGCCTTTGCCAAATTTTGGTAGCTTTCCTCATTAAGAGATTCAGATTTCTTCAGGTCAGGTAAAGGCTTTATTAGATCTTCTTTACTAGTGTAACTAGTACAAGTGATGTTTTTGTAAAACATATCTGTGTATTGATAAAGTCCCAAAAAGCCCTTTGTATTTTGAGATATTAGTTGTTCTTTCTTCACATATTTACCCTGTCTCGTTTTGATCTCAGATTTTTCCAATCTCACTGCTCCAACACACTGACCTTGATTTATTGAAACCATGCCTCTGTTATTTGAAACCATGTTGAGATTCATGTTTAGAATTGTCTCAGATGGGTCATACATTCTGTCAACAAAGTCCTTGATCTTTTCACCTACATCGCATCCTTGACTCATCATATGTTGACAGTGATTGTTAATAACAGAAAGAAGAAGAATAGAAAAGTTTGGTCTGTAAGTGTCACCCTCAAACACACACATATCCAGTATGTACTCCTTCAAATTTTCTATTGTTCTGCATTTGCAATATCTGACATCTGTAGGTAGAGGAGTATCGTACATTATCCTAAATTTCAAGTTATTTTTGATCTCCTTCTGAAGCACCATTGATTCACTCATTGTCTTAGTGAATCTTGTTACGGTTAGCATTTTACAAACATAAATAGAGTTAAAGCCACTCTGCTCTGATGGATTATGTCTCTTTTCATGAGGAAAGCATATTTTCCAACTTGACCCACTTGATAGGCAAGATGGAAGCCCAGAGCTGCTGCAGTAACCTGCTACTAGCTTGGCTTTGCAGTTGTTAGAACTAACAAGCTCAGTAAGAGAAGTCATTTTCACCATTCTGTGCAAAAAGAGAGATTGAAGAAATCCATTACACTTAGGCAAGTACCAACTTATCTTTTCGTACATTTCTTTTGTCCCTACAGATATTCCTGTGATGTTGACAAAAGCAAATCTGATTGCTTCGGTCACTTGAGAAAATTTGCTGCTATTGATCGTCATGAGAAGGCAAGAATAACAAGATGACTTTATAAAAAAGTCTTTCTTGGACTTCACGGACAACGGTTGTGAGGTTAGTTCTTTGTCTATGAACATAGTCAAGTAAGAAACAGTCTTATGGTAAACACAAGAATACCACTCTTGATCGGCTGCTGAGGCACAAAACCAATCAGTGTTCCAAATGTTGTATGGTTTTATTAAATAATCCAAACCATCATCCACGAATGCTCCAAACACCATGCTGGTCTTATCTTTCACCTCAAATTGACTGCTGTTACTATTACTCAAACTGATCCCTAGCCTTCCTTCTATTTGGTCTACAGATAAGTAGCATGTGTTTGTGGTGACACTACCTTTCCCGCTATAAGGGAATTTCTTCGTAGAGTAGAGAATGGAGTGATACACCCTGGAAATACAACATATAAGATCTATCAACTTTGATCTTGAAATTTCATTCACACACCTAATGAGAATATCTCTTTGAAAATCTTCTAAACCAGATTCACCCATAGAATCAATGGCCAATGATGATATGTCTTGTAACCATTGATCTCTGCATGTGCTACTTTCAGACAAAACATTCTCAACTCTGTTCATTTCCTCTTCAAGTTTGTGATAATTCAAAATGGGTTTTTTGGGTTCTGTGAAGTTATAGCTAGAAAGAAGATCTAAGACTGTTCCTTCGTTTGACACAAGTTTAACCATGTTTACCATTTCTCCTTCTTTATTCGTAACCCTACTCATCCTGAATTTTCCAAAGTCTTTCTCCTCTGGGGTTGATGCTGACAAAGCTAAAATGAATTCATGATCACAACCCCTATTTGTCAGCTCTTGTATTGTTTTGAAAGGATCAGCAATATCAGATGTTTCCAATCTGGGAACCTTGACATTGGTTTTAATTACAGGGAGAGAGTCTGACCCTATCATGTCACTATACTGAGTATTGTAGTTTTTGTCACCCAAGGCTTTAAATTGGTTGAATATCATGCAAGAAGCAACACTATTTTCTTCTATAGCCTTGATTATAACATCTTCATTGGGTTTGAAAAACTTCTCGTGTGGGTTGTAGTCTTTCATTTTGATCTTGGGCACCTTGATCAATTCAGAGCTCCTTTTAAGTAGAGACTGACAATCTGCCAGAGTGAGCTCATCAATGACGGATAAACATCTGGTAACATTTTCAAATTCATCAGAAAAAACGTCTGTTTTCACATCAGAGATCTTCATTGGACCCATGTCTATCTTAACATCTCTACCTCTCACAATCATGTCAAATTCCAGTTTGGAAAACTTGCTTCGTAGTTTGGCATATTTAGAAGGCCTCTCGAATTCAGTGTAATCCCTATCTCCTTTTGTAATATCAATTAGAATCACTCTACCATTTTTGGTGCAAAGTATATCGATGTCTTCTAATAGCCGATAGCCTAAAGCTGAAGTGCCTTCTAAAAGATGGACATAATATCCATTGACCATCAAATTTTTGCACTCATCCAAACAAGCAAAGAAATGTGACATGCATGAGCTCAGATTTTTGGAGAAAAAGCTCATCCTTTGGAACAAACTAGGATATTTCTTGAATAAGGTAACCATGTTTGTGTCTGTCGGATCTTCTATAAACATGAACGTGTCTGCTGCTATAGTGTCAATCTGATGTGTGCTGTAGTGAGATTCTACAATATGCTTCACTAAGTAATCTTCCAAATTTTCATCTGGCCCAGGATTAGGCTCTATTCCTTCTGCAGTCAAGTCTCTTATCCAATCACTTCCATGCCTCCAGGCCGTGGTTTCCCATTCATCATTTATATTCCTAAGAGCCTTGTCTCTTATTCTCGTGAGTCTCACCCTGATCAGATGGTCTTCACTCATGTACCCATTTAGTTCGGATAATTCGAAATCATCGAATTGCCGTTGTGACAAGATGATGAAGCCTAAAGTCACCTCCTCCAGCTGAATCATCACATAGTCATTCAGATTAGGCAAAGATAAAACGATTCTCACTCTGCTATCATCGCTCTCTGGGTTATCTCTAACCAAATACCTATGAACCACTATCTGTTCTGGGTATGTTCTGCATCTTTGCCAATTTTTGGAGTCAAAAATGACTGTTCGAATATGACATTGACGACAAGAGATGCCCACTCTCTTTAGAAAGAAATTTTTCATCGTGGCTATCAAGATTTTCTCATTTGACAACAGTCTCTCTATGAACAGTCTAATATCCCCTCTGATCAGATAGAATTTTAAACATTCAAAAATTGGCCCCTCCTGTCCAATGTGATCAAGGAATTTCGTTAAACCCCTTGGTTTTGCCGTAACCCCTAATTCCATCTGTTGTAACCCTACTGCCAAGG